ACCTGTATAAGGGCCGCCCTGCATTAATGTATCACCAAAGAAAGTCATTATATACCAAGATGTTTCTTCTGGATATTGATCAGGGTTTATTGTAACATTCAAACTCCACGTACCTGGAGGGCATTGTCCAAATGCAGTAGCCACAGTAAATACTGTGACCATAATTAGTGTGTATATTATTTTTGTAAAATTATTCATTATAAACTATTTCTATCTTTTATGTCTGCTTCTATTAAAGCTATGTTTGCGTCACTTACTAGTTCGTTGAAAATAACTACTTCAAAAAACTTAGCTCCAATAGCTGTAGAC